TCTTTATGCTGTTTGTTCCTGTCATGGGTCTTTGGGTCTCTTCTATTGGCATCATTGGGCTTGCTCTTAATCTTCGTGCTTATGATTTTGTGAGTCAAGAGATCAGAGCAGCAGAAGATCCTGAGTTTGAGACGTTCTACACCAAGAACATTCTATTGAATGAAGGACTACGTGCTTGGTTGGCACCTGCTGATCAACCCCACGAAAACTTTATCTTCCCAGAAGAAGTTCTTCCCCGTGGTAATGCCCTTTAATAAGTATTTTCTTATTAAAATTTCAATCCTAAACTTAAATAAGGCATCATGAATAGTTTCGAGTTCACGCTATACTTTATATGCTTCGCTCTCATTGCTGGTGGTGCCTTCGCTATGATGTGGGCTAACATTCAATCTATTAAAGTAGAAATGAATACTCCTAAACCACGTCATCCAGAAGCACCACAAGCAGGTGAAGAGTTGATGTATGTAGATCTATCCAGAGAAAAACTGGAAGATCTATACAATAAATAAAACAAATTTAAAATTATTATGTCTTGTAACCTTCGAGTTAAAATGTTAGATGCTCTACTTGCTGATGCCCAAGGTAATATTGCCAAAGCAAAAGCAAACGTAGAAGTATACCTACACAACCCTGTTGGTATTGGTGAGCACCCTGATGTGCTTGCTGCTATTCAAGAGCAGGTAGATATCATTGCTCATGAGGAGGAGCGTATTGAAGTTATCGGTAAGCACTTCACTGAACATGAGTAGAGGATGTTGTGGTGCTGGATGTCCAGACTGTCCATTCAGACCACCTCCTAGGCAGGCGTGATACATAGTAATGTCTATGATATTATAATAATCATGAAAAAATTAATTGCTTTTCCTCTAATGCTCTCCTTGGTTTGTATTATTGGGACTGCTCCTGCTGAAGCCAAACGCAACAGACCTGGAGTTTCGACTCCAAAATGTACAAGGAAAAGACCTTGTTCACGACTGCCGTTGCTTCCTAGTCCACCAAGGAAACCAAAACCCTGTAATATTTGGACTTGTACAACACCTCCTAATGGTACACCTGGTGTCATTAAACCACCCAACTTTGGCAAAAAACCAATGCCAAGACCTTGGAACAAACCTCATCCTGGTACACAATGGCGTTGACCACCTCCTAAACCGACCACCACTCCTTGACAGGGGTGGTTTTTTATTGTATAATACAGAGACCAAGCAACCATAACAATATGATCCTTTGGTCACAGCAAATTTTACATAAGGAGTCTTTTGTTAACCGATTAGAATCAGAAATTTTGAGTAACTTTAAAAGTGATAGTAACTTCTATTCTACATATAGTGATTGGGATCATCCCCCTGACTTAATAAGTGAAGAACTTTCTAAAGAAGTTTTTTCTTTCTATAAAGATAAATCTGTGGAGATGATGAAAGACGTTGGTATCGATGGGTACATTAAATATAAAGTGAAACCATATGACATCTGGGTACAGATGAATAACCAACATACCGATTCTCATCCAGTACATGATCATCATGGTCAAGGATCTTTTGTTTCGTGGGTTCATGTAGTCAAGGCATTACCAGATCAACTAGAAAGTTTTTACTTTGTTAACTCAAGTGGTGATAAAACATATCCACCACAAGAGACTGGTAGAATGTTTGCTTTCCCTTCATGGGCACTTCATGGTGTAGAACCTGCAGAAAGAGAAGGTAATAGAATTATTGTAGCTGGTAATGTATCTTTCGATCGTAGTAAATAACAAAAATTTAAATGGATATTAAAATTTACACCACACCTGGTTGCAAGTATTGTACTCAACTTAAAGAGTTAATTGTACGTGCAGACCTAGAATATGAAGAGTTCCTGGTGAACACACCAGAACTTAAAGAGAACTTTAAATCAAAATATCCTGAGGCATCTACGTTTCCTTTTGTTATTATTGATGAAGAAGTGATTGGTGGTTTGGTCGAAACTGCTAAAATGTTTGTGGTAAATGGCCTTGTCAAATCTAGAAAATGAATCACCACAGATAAATAAAGGCACAGAGCTTATGCTCAGGAGAGAAAAAGTAACGCCAGAAAAACGTGGTGCATTCTTTAATCAAACAATAACTTTCCTGGGAAAAACATTCCATTTCAAATTGGAATTTTCTTGGGATAAAATCCTCAAGGAGTAAGTCATGCAGACATCCGTCATTCTTTTTTTCTCAGGTGCGTTCGTATTTCTCTCATTAATAGTTGGTATTATTGCTGGTTGGCATCTTAATGATGTAATATTTCAATTAACTAATAAAGATGAGCAAGGTGGACACCCAGAGATGTATGACGCAAATGGAGTATGGATCAACGAAGAACTATTATCAGTACGTTTTGTAGACGAGGAGGAGGATGATCATCATTGACATGAATCAGATTATGATTAGTAATCTGATGGCACAATTGAAAAGCGACAAACTGAATGAAAAATTAGTACGACATATGGTACTAAGTTCTCTCAAAGCATATGAACAAAAGTATCGTGGGAAGTATGGCGAGATGGTTCTCGCCTATGACTCTAAACAATATTGGAGAAAGACTTACTTCCCATACTACAAACAAAATAGAAAAAAAGACCGAGCAAAATCTGGTCACGATTGGTCAGCAATTTTTGATCTACTTAATAAAATTAGAGACGAGATCAAAACACATTTTCCGTACAAAGTAGTAGAAGTTCTTGGCGCAGAGGCAGATGATGTCATCTCTACCCTGTGTAAAAACAAAGGTCCAAAAGAACTTATACTAATTCTATCTGGCGACAAGGATTTCATTCAACTACAAAAATATCCTGGAGTTCATCAGTTCAATCCTGTAACTAAGAAGTTTATTGCTTATGATAATCCTCATGCTTTTATAAAAGAGCATGTCATTAAGGGGGACAAGTCAGACGGAATTCCTAACTTCCTATCACCTGATGATTGTTTTGTTAATGGAATAAGACAGAAACCTATTAGTCAGAAAAACTTATCAATATGGATCGAGCAAGACCCGACAAAGTTTTGTGTTAACGATGCTCAGTTAGCAAACTTCCATCGCAATCGTAAGTTGATTGACTTTGATTATGTTCCTGATGAAATTGAGTCCCAAATTCTAGATGAATTTAACTCCATAAATATTACAGGGAAACAAGTACCACTGGAGTATTTCCAGAAGCATCAATTGAATGACTTGATGCAGGATTATTTCTTTCGCACTACAACAAGCTTTAAAAAATGAAACTATTAGTATCTGAAGTGCTCCAAAAAGTGAGCAACGCGAAAACAAAACCACAAAAAATCAAGATCCTTCGCGACTATAATACTCCTGCTTTGCGATCTATTTTAGTAGCTAACTATGACGAGAGTATTGTATCTATGATTCCTGAAGGAGATGTTCCTTATGTTGCCAACGATGCACCTAAAGGAACTGATCATAGTGTTCTAGAAAAAGAGTTCCGTCGCCTGTACCTGTTCTTCAAGGGTGGCAACAACGGACTGAAGCAAGCACAACGTGAGAACCTCTTCATTCAACTACTAGAAGGTTTGTGCGAAGAGGAAGCACAATTGCTATGTCTCGTCAAAGATAAGAAACTACAGAAGAAGTACAAGATTACTCGCGCTTGTGTAGAAGAAGCATTCCCCCAAATTAAATGGGGAGGTCGCTCCTGATGGGTAAAGGATGTAAGATTCTTCATCAAGATTGTGACCCAACCTTGGGTCAAGATAGATCTCTTCCTTACAATAGCTTCTTGATTGAATATATTGTTGCAGGTCTTACGAAGTTTGACATTGCTTCTGGTGCTGGTCAAGTAGATATTTTTGATGACTACTGGGATAAATATCATAGTGATTTAATCAACATGACTCCTACTGAGGGTCGTGTCAATCCTAAAAATTGGAATCCGCCTAGCAAGTCATGAGTATTACGGGTCAGCATAGTAGCAAAAAAAATACTTTTTGTATCCAGTATTGGAAACAAGGTGACCCTGTTAATCCAAAGGTAATGCGTCGTATAAATTCTGATGGCATGGTAGTGTCTGCGAAAACATATGACGAAGTATTCTTTTACTCGGACTTGAAATCTGCATTCCCCGATGCAAAATGGTTACAGGACAATGGTTTTGATATTAAGATCAGAAAATGTAATCTAGGAAGAAATAATAAGTTCTGGTTGATTTGATGGGTGATCACTTTTTATTAAACTTATTTGGGTGTGACGAACAAAAATTAGATGACGAGACATTCATTAGAGAGACTC